TGATGAAAACACTGTACAGGTTTTATATTTTGAGTACAAAACTTACATGGATCAGGTTTTTAAGATTAAAATTGGAAATAACGGCTTAGAAAAAGCTATTGAAAAAACAGATTCTTTTAATCCACCACCTAGTGATAACTTTGAAAGAGTTTCTAGGTCTATTGAAGTGTTGTACACTGGCGCTAAAATACTGGGCACACAACAAATGTTGCAATGGGAAATGTCTGAAAATATGACAAGACCATTTGCTGATACTACTAAGGTAGAAATGAACTACGCTATAACAGCGCCTAGAATGTACAAGGGTCGTATAGATTCAATTGTAAGTAAAGTAACTGGGTTTGCTGATATGATTCAGTTGACTCACTTAAAGCTACAACAAGTTATGTCTAGAATAGTGCCAGATGGTGTTTTCTTAGACATGGATGGGCTTGCTGAGGTTGATCTTGGTAATGGTACTAATTACAATCCAGCAGAGGCATTAAATATGTACTTTCAAACTGGTTCTATAGTTGGTAGATCACTTACTCAAGATGGTGAATTAAATAGAGGTAAAGTGCCAATTCAAGAGCTAAACTCTTCAAGTGGTCAAGCTAAGATACAAAGTTTAATACAAACTTACCAATATTACCTACAAATGATCCGTGACGTAACGGGATTAAATGAGGCTAGAGATGGTTCTGCTATGGATAAAAATTCATTAGTAGGATTGCAAAAGATGGCAGCTAACGCGTCCAATGTAGCAACTAGACACATATTACAGTCTAGCTTATATCTAACGCTTAAGACGTGCGAAAACGTATCTCTTAGACTTTCTGATGTGCTAGATAACCCATTAACAGCTAATGCTCTTCAGCAGAGTATATCTTCTTTTAATGTTGGAACACTTAAAGAGGTTCAAAACTTAAACTTACATGATTTTGGTATATTCTTAGAACTAGAACCAGATGATGAAGAGAAACAACTTTTAGAGCAGAACATACAAATTGCACTACAATCAGGAGGTATTGATCTTGATGACGCTATAGACATTAGACAGATTAAAAACCTGAAATTAGCAAATCAAATGCTAAAGCAAAAAAGAGCAGTTAAAGCTAAAGAAGAACAAGCTAAACAGCTAGCTAACATTCAAGCACAAGCGCAAGCTAATGCCGAGAGTGCAGAGAAAGCAGCTTTGTTTGAAGTACAAAAACAACAAGCACTAACTCAAGAAAAAGTAAACATTGAACAAGCTAAGTCTCAATTTGAAATGCAAAGAATGCAGACAGAGGCTATGATTAAAAAAGAGTTAATGGCTGAAGAGTTTGGTTACCAAATGCAACTAGCTCAAGCATCTATTCAGAGAGAAGCTGATAGAGAGAAAGAGATTGAAAATAGAAAAGACGAGAGAACTAAAATACAAGCAACTCAACAGTCTGAGTTAATAGATCAAAGAAAGAACGACTTAATGCCTAAAAACTTTGAGTCTTCAGGAAATGATAGCTTAGGTGGTTTTGGATTAGACCAATTCGCGCCTAGATAAAGAGTAAACACAATTATTTAATTATATTTTATTATGTCAGAAGTACAAACAAATGAACCTGTTAAGCAGGAAGGTGAGTTTAAACTTAAAAAGAAAACTCCAAAAAAATTAACAACACCAAGCAGTGAGCCGGTTAAAGTAAATATCAAAGAACCTTTGGTTGAACTACCGCCGGAAGTTACTAAGGTGGTAATACCAAACGAAGATGCCATTCAAGTCGGAGAAGCAAAGGAAGTTCCTGTGGAAGAACCATCCAGAGATAGCGTTGAGGTGGGAGAACAAATACAAAAGCCCGTCGAAGATGTTAAAGAGTTTCAGCAAATCCAAGAAATAACTGAAAAAGAAGAAAAAGAAGTAAAAAAAATCACGACTGAAGCTCAAGATGCTATGCGTGATAATAAAGTTATAGGAAAAGCTTTACCTGAAAACGTAGAAAAACTAGTTTCTTTTATGGAAGACACTGGGGGAACAGTTGAAGACTATGTTAGATTAAATGCTGACTATACAAGTATTGCAGACGATGTATTACTTAGAGAATATTATTTAAAAACAAAACCTTATTTAGAAAATGACGACGTAGATCTTTTATTAGAAGATTATTCGTACGACGAAGACCTAGATGAGGATATAGATATACGCAAAAAAAAGCTTGCGTTAAAGGAAGAGGTTGCTAAAGCTAAGGGCTTTTTAGAGGAAACTAAGAGTAAGTACTACGATGAGATCAAGTTGAGACCAGGCGTAACTCAAGACCAAAAAAAAGCTACAGACTTTTTCAATCGCTACCAGGAAGACCAGAGTAAAGCAGTGGAGAAACAGGATCAATTTAAGTCTGCAACTAAAGAATTATTCAACGACGATTTCAAAGGTTTTGATTTTGAAGTTGGAGAAAAAAAGTTTAGATACGGACTACAAAACAAAGATGCTGTTGCTGAAAAACAATCTGACATTAATAATTTCGTTAAGAAGTTCTTAGACGATAAAGGTAATGTTATAAATCATGAAGGTTACCACAAAGCTCTATATGCCGCGATGAACAGTGACAAACTAGCTAATCATTTTTATGAACAAGGTAAAGCTGATGCCGTAAGAGATGTTATTAGCAGCTCGAAAAACCCTAGTACAAGCCCAAGGCCTACTAGTGATGGCAACGTTTTTATTAATGGTTTCAAGGTTAAAGCTATTAGCGGTATGGATTCCACAAAGCTTAAAATTAAAACAAAAAAATTTAACTAAAAAAAACACATTATGAGTGTATCACCACAATTTGGGAGTTTAGTCCCATCTCAAACGCAGGCATTATTGTCTACGAATTATTTGCAATTTAACAGCGCCGCTGGCGGTGGAACTTTTGCACAACAGTATTTACCAGAAATCTATGAAGCAGAAGTAGAGCGTTACGGAAACAGAACTTTATCTGGATTCTTGCGTATGGTAGGAGCTGAAATGCCTATGACTTCGGATCAAGTAATTTGGTCAGAACAAAATAGATTACACATATCTTACGACGGGTGTACTTTAGTAGATGGCGCTGGTTCGCTAGGTGTTATTACTATTCCAGTTCAAGCAGGTGTTCAGAACGTAGTATCTTTAAATGATACAATTGTTCTTTTAGATCCTGTATCTGGACTAGAGTCTAAAGGTACTGTACTTACTTCTACTTCTGCTGCAGGGGTGGGAACTGTAACATACAAAACTTTTAACAACACTTTTCCAGTAGCAGGATCAGGATTAGGTCAGGCTGGCTTAAAGTTCTTTGTATATGGATCTAGTTATGCTAAAGGATCTGACACTGCACTTGCAGCAGATGCTCGTATTAGTATTGAACCTGTACTTACTCAGTACTCTAACTCTCCAATCATTATTCGTAACCAATACGTAGTATCTGGTTCTGATATGGCACAAATTGGATGGGTTGAAGTTGCTACTGAAGACGGTACTTCTGGTTACTTATGGTATTTAAAAGCTGAATCTGAAACTCGTTTACGTTTTGAAGATTACTTAGAAATGACTATGATTGAAAGTGAATATGACCAGTCACAAGCGGCTGGTGTAAATCTTCGCCCAGGAACTCAAGGTTTATTCTCTGCTATTGAAACTCGTGGAAATGTTGAAGTAGGATTTACTGCTGCAGCTGGACTTGACGAATTTGATAACATCCTTAAGAATTTAGATACTCAAGGTGCTATTGAAGAGAACATGTTATTCTTACAAAGACAAACATCTCTTGATTTTGACGATATGCTAGCTGGCATCTCTGGTGGTTTCGCCGGTGGTACTGCTTTTGGTTTATTCGAGAACTCTGAAGAAATGGCTTTGAACTTAGGATTTAGCGGATTCCGTAGAGGATCTTACGATTTCTATAAGACTGACTGGAAATACTTAAATGACGCATCCACTCGTGGAGGTCTTACAGGTATCAGTTCTGTTGAAGGTGTATTAGTACCAGCTGGAACTTCTACAGTTTACGATCAAATCTTAGGAACTAACATCAGACGACCATTCTTACACGTACGTTATAGAGCTTCACAAGCTGACGACCGTAGAATGAAGTCTTGGTTGACTGGTTCTGCTGGAGGAGCGTATACTTCTACTCTTGAT